ACGACATCTATCGCAAAATGGAGTTCTTCCAAGACCCGGTTGTCATTAGCCTGGACCATTCAAAATTTGATGCCCATGTCAACATGCAGCTCCTGGATGCTGAGCACTGGTTTTACAAAGCCTGTTGCCGCAGTCCAGAGCTCAAGCGCCTGTTACATTGGCAGCGCATCAATAGGGGCCAAACCAAGAATGGGACACGCTATGTAACAAGAGCGACACGGATGTCAGGCGATCAAAATACCGGCATTGGCAATTCAATAATAAACTTTGCTATGACCAAAGCACTCTTCGGTCATATGAAGGTTTGTTATTACATTGATGGTGATGATTACCTACTCTTTGTTGAGAGGAAAGATCAAGCTCACATCAAGCCGGAATTGTACCGCCAGTTTGGAATGGAAACCAAGTTGGAGTCTGTAACATCGACTATAGAGCATATTGACTTTTGTCAAACTAGGCCAGTGTTCAATGGCGTTGGGTATACTATGGTGCGAAATCCAAAGCGTATGTTGAGTAGAGTGCAGTGGGGTGTTGGGCGGTTTAGTGCCGCTTACGTCCCCAAGTACTTGAGCTCAGTTGGTAAGTGCTTGATCTCTACGGGTCAGGGCTTACCAGTTGAACAGTATATAGGTAGAACCTTGTCATCATTGAGTTCACTATATGTACTAACTCCATACCACCATAGTGCCAGCAGAATGCCCTACAGGCCAGGTCGTGCTTTCGTAGTTGAACCGAGCACGGCCACGCGCTTTTCTTACGAATTGGCATGGAACATTAGTGTTAATCAACAGCTAGCACTTGAGGAGACTACTGTCAAGCAGACAATGTTTGATGAGGGCTTAGTCCCGTTCCCACAGTATGGCTCCGAGGAAACCGCCAATGAGATCGAATGGTCGTAATAGAGCTAATGAAGCGCAAAAGGGCCGGCGTGCCCCTGTAAAAGCACTACCACCACAAGGACTATCCGCGATCCCTAGATCGTATACGACTGGCCGACCAAACATGGCCAGTGCAGGAACCAACTTGCGTCTCAAGAATACCGAGATCGCTTTGGAAATAGTCGGCACAGCCACAGCGGGCGTCATACCTGCCGGTGGCGCTATCCGTGTCATTAGGTTCTCCAACACTGCAGGACCATCTGTGTTTCTTGACCAATCCCGTTGGATAGGCAGGATGGCAACCCTTTTCGACAAGTTCACCCTCCATTCGTTGAAACTCAGGTACGTTCCATCTGTACCTGTGACTTGGGCTGGACAAGTCGCTCTGAGATTTGACGCTGACACAGGCAAGATTACACCTGACGCTTCCCTGTTAGCAGTCTCAGGTGACATGTATGCTAAGGCTACACAGGTTGCTAATGCTATTGAGAACAAGGTCGATCTTAAACAGATAAACCGTCTTGGCCAATATGAAACCTTTGCAGCTCCTAATGACACTGGAATTGCCACTATTGGATCCATCAATCTCGCATATTCAGCGTTGACCGCCCCCAGCAATACAACTGCCGGCTCAGTCACGATTGGGTATGTGTGGATGGATTATGATGTTGAGTTCCTCAATCCAAGTAACGTGGTGACTGCATAGCCACTACAACCTATCTTCTTGGAACGTATACCATTCTATAACCAAGTGCCGGACTACATAACGTGTGAACTATTTGGGACCAACCTCCTCATGCCCTTTACGGTGCCATTGAGGGGCTGGTTACAAGTTAACAATTGTTTATTGTGTCCTGAAACTATCTTAATACCACCACGCACTATGGTTAGGTTCGAATATGACGATCCTGATGTCCAACATTACTATAAGATAACCACGATCATTGAGGGAGTGGAAATACCGTTCGTGTTATCTCGCAACTTCTCCGCGTTTAGTAATGCTATTGATGGTAGCCAGAATGTTCAGTACCGTACCGGTGGATTGTTGTCTGTAGATACTTCCACAGTTATGGGATGGGTCACCGAATTTTAGGCCGTTCAACCAACCAACTCTTACTCTCTGGTAAATTAGTGGGCTCCAGAGACTTACAAATTTTGATGATATAACGTTGATACGTC